AGAAGATCGAGAGATGTGGGCGTACATGAACGTAGAGAACGCTGTCGATGTTTATAACGATCCCTTAACTAACAGATGGTGGCAGGAAGCAGATAAACCTTGGCAAGCACTTGCATGGTGTTATGAGTGGGCATTGTACAGCAACGCTAGGCAGTTTGGGGAGCACTTTGAGACGCACCTACCCTGTGCTAGTGATGGCTCGTGCAATGGCTTACAACACCTCTCAGCAATGCTCAGGGACAAAGAGGGAGGTAGGGCAGTTAACTTACTACCAAGTGAAGTACCGCAGGACATTTACACAGACGTAGCAAAACGCGCAACAGAGTTGTTACAACAACAAGACACACAGTTGGCGAAACAGTTACTTGATGTAGGTGTATGCAGGAAGTTAACTAAGAGACCAGTGATGATTGTACCGTACTCAGGTACACGGCACGCTTGTACAGAATATATTAAGGAATCTTTAGAAGAAAAGTGTAAGGGGCGTAACCCTTGGAATGATGATTTCTTCAAGCCTTCAATGTATCTGTCAGGTTTTGTATGGCAAGCAATCAATGAGGTTATTGTCTCAGCACACTCAGTGATGGATTACGTTAAAGAAATCGCGAGGCTGTATGCAAAACAAGGTAAGATGTTTGAGTGGCACACACCAACAGGCTTACTGGTAAGGCAGACATATAATGAGCAAAGGAAACTAAGGATAGCTACACACCTTAACGGATCAGTAGTTAGGCTTAACTATTCTAAGCCAATAGATGACTCCGTAGATGCACGCAAAGCAGCGTCAGGGGCTAGTCCTAACCTTGTGCATTCATTAGATGCTGCGGCTTTAACCTTTACAGTAGGGAAGTGCGTAGAGAGCGGTGTTACTGATTTCGCAATGGTACACGATAGCTACGGAACACACTCACCAAATATGCCAATGCTTAACGATAAGTTAAGAGAGGCGTTTGTGGAGATGTACAAAGAACATGATGTGCTGCAAAATCTCTACGATAGCGCAGTAACAACATTAACGGAGGGAACGGATGTGCCACTACCTCCAACCAAAGGGGAACTTGACATCGAGGAGGTGTTAAAAAGTGACTACTTTTTTGCATAGAAAAAGGTCATGCCCCATAAGCAGTCCAAACTAAAACTTAAACATATAGGAATATAATTTATGGCGAAAAATATTATGGTACTCGAAGGTTCAGCGCAATGGGCAAAAGTTCTTGAGCCAGATACAAAGTGGAATCCATTAGGTGACTACAGTATCAACCTTCAGCTTTCTCAAGAGGAAGCGGCAGAGATGAGTGAGCGACTAGAACAAATAGTCCAAGAGGAATTTAAAAGAGCAGTGAAAGAAAAGCCACCACTGAAGAATACTCTGACCACTCAGGATGTAGTGCAAACAGTCTACGATAAAGACACTGGTGACGATACTGGTAAAGTAGAATTTAAGTTTAAACTAAAAGCAAAGGTACAGCGTAAAGACGGAAGCTATTATGAACAAGCTCCTGCTGTACTAGATGCAAAGAAACAACCACTGCCAAAAGATATGTTAATTGGTAATGGCTCACGAGTTAAGGTAGCGTTTGAACCGTTTCCTTACATCATGCAGTCAACCAAGAAGGTGGGCGTATCCTTAAGACTAAAGGCAGTACAAGTAATAGACCTAGTTGAGTATGGTAACTCTGCGACTAGTGTCTTTGATGAGGAAGACGGCTATGTTGCACCCCCTCCTAGCAACACAGCGTCTAACGACTCTGAAGTAACAGAGGAGTTTGCAGATGCCGCTGACTTCTAGATCGACCCTAGAAGAACGAGTGCAACTCAACCTCAAAAACCGTGGAGTAGCTTATGAGTATGAACCTTGTAAGCTACCCTACACGGTGACTAGGAACTACACACCTGATCTTAAGATTGGTGAAACGTACATCGAGGTGAAGGGATACTTTCGGCAGGACGCACAGCGCAAGATGCGTAACATGAAAGAGCAACACCCAGAGTTAGACATTAGATTCTTATTTCAACGAGCGAACAGTCCAGTGCAAGGTGCAAAGAAACGCAAGGATGGAACGAAGATGACTTGCGGTGAATGGGCTGACAAACACAATTTTATATGGGCAGAGGAAATCATACCAGATGGATGGATCAACGGAGAGTGAATTTATAATGCACACTCCATGCAAGAAGTGTGGCTCATCGGATGCAAATAGTTTGTACTCTGATGGTCACACCTTTTGTTTTAGTTGTAAGCACTACGGACAAGCAGATGAACAGGAGAGAATAGTGGATAATGTAGTTAGAGAAGTTAACTTCAAGACAGGTGAATATAAACCATTAGTTAAAAGATGTTTAACTGAAAAGACTACACGCTTTTGGGATTACCAGACAGGTGACGGAGTACAGGTTGCCAACTATAAAGATAGGAATGGTAAGACTGTAGCGCAGAAGCTTCGTTATCCTGATAAAACATTTGCTGTCGTAGGTGATCTGAAAGAAGCTGGTCTCTTTGGTCAAAGCTTATGGCGAGATGGAGGACGTACTTGTGTAATTACGGAAGGCGAGATCGATGCTATGTCTGTGTCGCAAGCCTTTGATCATAAATGGGCAGTAGTATCTGTCAAGACAGGCGCAGCAGGAGCCAAGAGAGATATTAAAAAATCTATCGAGTGGTTAGAGAAGTTTGAATCAGTAGTCTTTATGTTTGACATGGACGAGGTAGGACAAGCAGCAGCTCAAGAATGTGCTGCACTACTATCACCACGCAAAGCTAAGATTGCTAGGCTACCACTTAAGGATGCGAATGAAATGATTCAGGAAGGCAAACAGCCTGAATTAATCGATGCGTTTTGGGGAGCAAGAGAGTTTGCCCCCGATGGCATCATCAATGGTGAAGACTTATGGGAAGAGGTCAGCACTGAGAAAGAAGTACACACCGTACCTTACCCTTACGAGGGGCTTAACAGCAAGATAGGCGGTTGTCGTTTAGGTGAGATTGTAACTGTAACGGCTGGTTCAGGTTTAGGTAAGTCACAACTCACAAGAGAGTTTGCTTACCACCTTCTAAACGAAGGAGCTACGATAGGATATGTAGCACTCGAAGAATCTAGCAAACGTACAGCACAGGGACTGATGTCCTTACACCTTAACAAACCCGTGCATCTTGAAGAAGTCCCAACAGAGGAGCTTAGAGAGGCGTTTGACGCGACTCTAGGTACAGGGCGTGTGTTTATGTATGACCACTGGGGATCGACTGAGAGCGATAACCTACTGGCTAAGATTAGATACCTAGCAAGAGGGTGTGGTTGCCAGTACATTATACTGGATCACATTAGTATTGTTGTATCAGGTATTGAAGGCGGTGATGAGAGACGTATCATCGATAACATGATGACAAACTTACGATCACTAACTGAAGAGTTAGGTATAGGTTTGATTGTTGTATCGCATTTACGCAGACCAAGTGGTGACAAAGGTCACGAAGAAGGGATTATGACATCCCTATCGCAACTAAGAGGGTCAGCGGCTATTGCCCAACTATCAGATATTGTAATTGGCTTAGAAAGAAATCAGCAGGACGCTGAGACAAGCAACACGACTACTGTTCGTATTCTAAAGAACAGATGGTCTGGTGATACAGGTGTAGCAGGACAGCTTCACTTTAATAACCAAACAGGGCGTATGTCAGAGGAATTTGATGTACCATTTTAATCACTCCAGCGAGAGGATATATGTTAATATTTGATATAGAAACAGACGGGTTACTTGATGAAGTAACAAAGGTACATTGTATAGTTACACAGTGTACAAAGACAGGTGTTCAGTTTAAGTTTTTTGGAGACACGTTAAAGGAAGGTGTTGCATTATTAAGAGAGTCACCAGAGATAGGTGGTCACAACATCATAGGCTATGACTTACCAGTATTAAAAAAGTTATATGACTTTGATTATAAAGGTGAGGCGTTTGATACGCTAGTGGCTTCTCGATTAATATATCCCAACTTAAAAGAAAAAGACATTTTGAAGAGGACAGTGGACAACAGATCAATAGGTTCACATTCTCTTAAGGCTTGGGGACAACGCCTCAACTACAACAAGGGTGCTTATGGTGAGCAGGAAGATGCTTGGTCTGAGTTCACCCCTGAGATGCTAGAGTATTGCGCTCAGGATGTAGCACTGAATGTAAAGCTGTATGAATTGATACAACGTAAACGTTATCCAACAGAGCCTATGCAACTAGAACATGATATGGCTAGGTTGTTATTACAGCAACAAAACATAGGCTTCCCGTTTGAT